GCTCAATTAGTTCAATATCTCTACCTTTAGAAATCTGCTTGAACTCTTTAAAGTCGTTTTTATTGATTAACAGCACCGGCATTATCCGTTGATTTTGGTTGTCCTAAAATTTCACGCGCTACACTGTCTTCATATCCATATATGTACTTCAACATGGCCACGCCGCTTTCATATGTTGTTGTTCCGGCGGATACACTTGTTTGAACCGCTAACAATGCAGTTACACCACCAACACTTCCACGAAGTTGCGCCTGTGATTGTTGTAATGCTGCTGCCTGTGCATCCACTGCGATTTCTTTTTTCAAAATCTCTAATGGTTTTATAGTCCAATCTTTTGACGGATTTATATCGATATAAAAGTTTGAGAAAATGGTTTTGATTGCCATTTCGATTGTCATTCTTTCTTCAGATGTAACCGAGTTATAGAAGTTCTGTGCTGCATAAAATGATTCACCTGAAGTATTTCCCAGTTTACCTTGCTCATAATCCACTAATACAACCGGAATATTTTTGAAAGCCTTTCTAATATTGTTGCTGACATCTGCCGGCCACGTTCCAAACACCTTATCATCATAATTCAGGTTTATGGTATCAAGTCTAAGGTTTCCATCTTTATTATCAGAAGTGAAATCATCTTCCAACAGCATTATGTTATCTGAATTTTTTGCACCTTTAAGATTTTGAACCTTTTCAGTGAATGCTTTTTTTTCTTTTTCACTATCAAAAGGACTGTGTCGCATGATTACCTTTGCAAAGAATCCGCCTGTAATAGTTGTATTTCTGAATACTGCGAAATTATATTCACTTTCAGCATCCTCTAAACATACATCTATCAATGAAAGCGGATAAACACTGCTATCATCCATTGATAAAAAGTAAATCTGCCCTAAGTATTTATTGAATCCACCAGCTTTTTCAACCTGATAAGCTACCACTTCCGGATTCGGATTGAATGTGTCGAATGCTTTAAACTTTGATTTTTCCATTCTGTTAGAAATGGATTTATCCCAGTTGTTATAAACTACTATTTTACCGGAATAATTAGCATCATCCGCTTGTCCGAGCCTACAATAACGATAAGGAATTACAGAAACGGAACTTATTTTAAAGTTAGCATTGTAATTACAGTGAATAAAGCATCCTTGATGTTTTTTTAGATCGTTTGTAATTGCCTGAAGTAATTTATTTGGTGTAAGTTTTTTGTTCTTAGTCTTACCGATAATAAAATCTTCCATATTAACGGAAAATCCATGACCCATCATAAATTTACCATACATGGATGCTGAAGAAATTGCCGTTATACTGGAATTTATAGTGCGTTCTATTCGTGTAGGGTATAGATTATCTTCACCATTTCGGATAACTCCTAATGATTTATCAAACAGTGTAATATTTCTGTCCGATGTTTCTGAACCTATTAATTTTAGTGTACCCACGCATTTCTATTTTTTACCACGTTTGTGTTTGGATTTTTGTTGTACCTCTTTTTTAGGTGCTTCCGGTGTTTGCTCAACAATTTCTTGATTAATTTCTTCATTGATTACTTCCGTAGAATCTTCAACTAAAACTTGTTCTGCCGGATCATCAACCAAAAATGCATCTACTCTACTTTCCCAGTCTTCAGGAAATTTTGTAAATACTTTGATCCGTGCTTTGTTGACTGATAAAAATTCAAGTGCCAGCTCATTTGTTAGAACTGCATTTGAAATATGCACAGATGAACCAAATTTTAATTGTGCAACATATCCTGGTTTTAAATCGAAGTCTCTGTTGATTTTGTTTTCTAATGCTATCATACCTTCTGATTTCAATTTGTAAAACAACTGCTTAAAGGCATCTCTGCAACCGCCGCAGTCTCCAGCTCTACCGAAAACATACATACCATATTGCATCAATCTTCCTTTTTGTGAGCGATTATTTTGCAAATCGCTCACTGGAATATTTAATAACTCGCTAAGTTCATTAGCTGTAAATTCTAATACCATGAATCCACTTCAGCTTTTGTAGTTGCGTAATCGGTGTCAATGAATGTGTACGGAACTTTTGGCTCTTGTTCATCTGCCGGTGTTTTTAAAGTCACCACATGTGATCCGTTGTCAGCATAATACTTCATTGTTGAAGCACCGGTCATTCCGACATTGTAACCTAACACCTCAAAGGCATCAACATTATTCAAACCTTTCCATTTACGCTCAACCACAACCACACAACGTGCACCGGTCATCAATGCGTTTAAAAATGCTTTTGAATCTGTTGTGTTCTTTGGTGATACGAAAACGAACATATGAGTCGCACCATTTGGTGAGTCTGCGTTTTCTTTCATCTCATATCCACCATCCTTGAATTTCTTGAATGCCTGGACTGGAATTTTTAACGCATCTACAACGAAAGCTAAACTTGTGATAGCTGTTTTGTCGGCATTAAAGGTTGTAGCTGCTCTGTCTATATCCTCATAAGGAATGATGAACGCATTTTCTTCTAATCCTATAATTGGCGGATTCTCACAATCTTTTTGAAAGTCTCCGGTTAAATCGTCAATACATGATACTAATGGCATGATTATATTTTTATGATGTGATTAATATTCTTTCAACCAAATGTAAGCGGCACCGGTATAATATGCCTTAAAAGTGTACACGGTATTCGCTGTTAAACTGGTTACATTACTACCTGACTTGTCTTTTACTGTAAATCCACCAGCCAATGTATAAGCACCCGAACCAATATTCGCAACCACTAATGGACCACGATTAATAAACTGATTTGGATTTAAAAGCGTTAGCGTGTCCGCTGTTGCGCTATTCAATACAATATGCTTGTCATAATTCCGCATGGTGTAACTGGCAGTATCATAGTTGTATGTTTGAATATCTACTGTGTTATACTGTAAACTGTCAATCCTTGCTCTTACTGCTGATACTGTTTCCTTTAGATATGCTTTATTATACCTTCCATTTTCTTCACGGTAAACAACACTATTTGCTTTTGGTAATGTAGAAACTGAAGCAGATTTTAAATCACTTAGTTTACTGACCGGAAAATAGTATTTAATAGCAGTGTCACGTGTTGTATTGTTAATCTTAGTAACTACACTGACCGGAATAAGCACCGGCTTTGCTGCGTTAATCGTTGCTGTAAGATCATTAGAAACGGCTGTGGTTTTAATTAAGATAGTCTTACCGCCATCCAGTACATTTTTATAACCCATGAATGACGTTGAATCAGATGGATGGTAAACGTATTGAACCATTTCCGGATTAAAGTAATTGACCACGCTTCCTATTGTTGCACTTCCACGCTTTGTTACAGTTGCGGAAAACTGCTGCGCTGTTGCTCCGAAAGCAAACAGCATTAAACAGATAATTGAGATATATTTTTTCATTTTCAAAAAATGTTTATTGATTAATAATTAGTATGCTACCATTACCATTTTATCTTCTAGGATTTTCACATCTATTTTAGATGCAAATTTCAATTTCCACAGTTCATCATCCATATTGTACCATGATTTCACTTCAGTCAATGAACCTTCATCCAAAGTACCAACCGGCTGATTTCCGTTTGCAATCAACACCGCTCTGTGTGGTAAATTGTATTTTGTACCATTGTCGAAGAATTGGCGGATGCTTCTATCCCAGTCATCACGAACGATGATTGGAATTCCACGATAATTGTCCTGACCAGAACGTGCCGCTTCATCAGCGTTTAAAGTGTGTGAAAATCCTTTATCCTCTCTGAATTTAATCCAGTTGTTATACAATGAACGTGTAATCTCAAAGTGTAACCCTTGCTGACCAAACATTCTGCTGTCTGCATTTTCGTACATTGAACGCATAGTGTCTAATGCATCAGTTGCACCAAGTGCTAATTGTGCTGCATAAGTTGCCTCACCATTTTTTGCGATTGCTACTTTTTTAGTAGAATCTGTTGTTGCGATTGCAAACAGTTGTTTCCATTTACCATCTATACAGTTGAAGTTTTCCACTCCGAAATCTTCAGAATCTTTCAATGTACCTGAATCGGTAGTCAATGCGATTTCAGTATCTCCAAAGTCGATGTATCTCCAAAGCATTTCTAACAATGCTTGTTCCGCACTTGCTAAGATGAAACTTGCCGTTTCACTGCCAGTGATATCGTTTAATTCATTTGCTTTTTGTGAGCGTTTGAAAACTTTAAATAACGGGTCCAAATCCGCATCACAGTGCTCTAATTTGTCACCAATTAATTTTGGTGTCCACACTTTTTGTGATGTTGGAATTTTCTTTCCTGTTGCAGTTGTTCCGCAACCAGTTAAACATTTACCCAACACCGGCATGTTACCGAAAATTGGAATGTTTTTGTCACGCTCGATGCCTGACATTACAGTGTGAATAGAGTTCAACACTTTGCTGTTGTACACTAATTCAAATACAGCTTCGCTGATTGATAACGCTTCATCATTTTGAAGTGTCAGGTCGGTTACGTCTAATATTGTTGCCATTTAATTTAAGATTTTAAGATTTATTAATTTTTGTTTACTTTTTCTTGAAGTTTTTGCTTATCGATTGTGAATCTTGATTCACCTTCTTTTTTTGCTTTTGATTTTCCTGCACCGATTGCTTCCGCTTCGTCCGGCACATAACCAGATTTGATTTGTTCACCTAAGAACTTAACCGATGCTTGTAAATCTTCGATTTCGGATTTGTGTTTTTCCTCAACCGCTTTCAATTTTTCATCGAATGATTTTTTAAGCGTATCGATTGACTTTTGCACCTCTGCCATTTGTGGTTCTGCCGGTGTTTCTTCAACCGGTTTTTCTTCTGCCGGAATGATTTCTGAAACTTTACCATCCATCACCATTAATTTTGATGTATCTGGCATGATGTATTCACCATCTGCCGCCGGACTTCCGCCGATTGTTACGGCATCACCTACAGACGGTGTTTCGTTATCTGTTTCTATGGTAAGAACCGCACCGGATGCATCTGTCAACTCCAATGATTTCTGTTTTGCACCTAATAAGATTTGTAAGGATTTTAAAATACTCATGCCTTTGTTTTTTGAATTGTTAATATATTTTTTGAAGAATACTTGAATTGCTTCAGGGTTTTTGTCTAATGATTTCAGGATTTCCGGATTGTCATCTAAGAAATCACTAAGTTTTACACCTAAATCATCATCATTTTTGAATAAACCATCTGTTGCGGCTGGTGAATCCACGATATCTGAAGCGATAAATCCGCCTTCTTTAAGCGATAATTTGTAAACTGATTTACCTTCGTGGTCTGTTTCTTCAGCATCTGCCATAAAAACGATGCTGTTTCCGAATTTATCGGGATGGTTTTTAGCCATTTCGACTACATAATCGTGGTAGCTTATGCCTTTTCCATCAATTTGAGTCTTTTTAGCGAGGTCAGAAATGTATAAATCTGCTATGGCTTTGAATTTTCCATCTTGTTCAACGGCTCTGAAGTTGTGATAATCACCGATATAAGTACCTAATGAATCCTTGCACATATTAGGATGACCACCACGGCATTTAATGCCAGTATTAGCCATGTTGCCTTGCGCTGCGATAGATTTAATGAAGTCATCATCCATTAAATCACCTACTTTATCGACTCCAGATTGAACAATAACAACGTCTTTGATAACTGTTGTGCCATTGATAACAGCAACCGATTTGGATTGTGTTTCATAGAAGTTAATAGACTTGAATCTTTTTGACATTGTTTGCTTGTTTTATCGAAACGATTATTTTATTTTCGTTTTGATTATTATCACAAACTTATATTATATTTGTAAGTAGAATTAAATAGTAAAGTTTTGAATGTACTTTTTTACATAATGCAGGGTTGGAAGAATTATACTTTCCCGAATAAGAAAGTCGAAGAATCCGCAAAAAAGAAAGCTAAAATCTGTGCGAAATGTCCATATGCGGTGAATAGTGTTTGGGATGAAATATTACCCGATACAACAATCCAAGAAGTAAAAGGAATGAAATGTGAATTATGTGATTGTCCGCTTTCTACATTACTACGTAGTGATAAGAAGTGTGAGGATGGTCGGTTTTAAATCACACTTTCCATTGTTTTTATAGCTTTGTAAAAAGTAACCTTTGATTTTACTCTGAATGATTGCATTACCTTTTTCCGTGCTTCACCTTTTTCACCATGAAAACTGTTATCTTCCTCTAATTCTTTAGGAATTAACGCACGGTATTCACGCCACATCTGGTAATTTCTTACACTTAGATAGTCCATTAATCCATGCTTTACCAACTTGTCACCAATTTCATGCTTGAAGAATAAATCTTCCAATACTTCGCCAACTAATTTTTTAGATATTTGCGCCATCTACTAATGAATTATATTTTCCTGTTTCTGAAATTACATCTGTCACTTTTGTTACTATCGTAACATTTCTGAATGCAGTATCAACCGCTTGTAATACTACGCCAGCTATATCACCACCAGTTAATGAGCGTTGCAATAATCCGCCATCACCAACCAAACCACCATCTTCATAGAATCCTGAATTATTTGCCGTATGAAAGCTTACACCACCATAACGCTGATTTATATCTGATAGCCTACCAATTGCACTACTTGCATTTCTATTTAGCACATACCAATTCTCACCTTGCTCTAACTCAACCACATTTCCGTCATCACCATAGTATTTTGTTCCGCCAGAACTGTGTCTATTGCCGCCAGCCGTTGCAGCCTTACCACCGCTTTCAAATTTAGTCGGTACTTTTACTATGTTGGCAACGTTTGCAATACCAGTTCCGATTGTTGTGGCAATAGCAATCGCTTTCGTGATCGTGTTTAATGGTTCGGGTCCTGAAGGTGGTGCCGCCAATACTTGCGAAACACCTAAATAAGTATTGATGGTTGCCTGTGCAATACCAGCCGCTTTTCCAGCAGCCGTATTTTTTCCAAGCAAATCAGCAACAGTTCCGAGCCCATCAGCTAACATTGCTAATTGAGATTTCTGTGCTTCTTTTTGTATCTGTGATTTAGCAAGTTCGTATTTTTGGTATATTTTATTTTTATCTGCACCATTTTTTTCTGCTGCCCTTAATTCTTCTGCTTGCTCTCTGTCTAACTGCTCTAATCTTAATGTAAGTGTACTCTCACCTTGAAGCCTTCTGATTTCTAAATCATTTTCAAAATTAATTGCTTTAATTTCTAACTTCTGCTGCTCATAGTCTTTATATAAAGCAAGCTGTGAATCATTAAAAGATTTCTCTGCTTCAAGTTGATATGCACGAAATTCGTCCGCTGTAATTTGACCAGATAAAAATCTCTGACGTTCTATTTCTTCCGCAGCATCTTTGATTGTTGTTAATCTTTCGATTTCCTTCTGTATTAATACATCCGTTAGTAATTGGCCATCTGCTATACGTGTTTCGTGTTGCAGACGATAAACTGCTAATTCATCTTCTGCAATCTTGATTGATTTATTTGATAAAGTTTTTAAATTAGCCTCTGTAATATCATTGTACTTATTATTTAATTCTGCCAAGTCAGCCTTGTGACGTGTTTCTATTTCGAGTAACTCCTCTTTACTTCCTTTAGATAGATTTTTTTCAGTTTCATATTTTTTATCAAGCAGTTTTTTTTCTGCTATAAATGCATTAGCTAAACGTAATTCTTCTTTTTGAAAAGTATCATCATTTACAATATCAACTTTATTTCTTTCAGATAAAGCTTGTTGTAGTCGGAGCTGTTGCTCCATTTCTTTAATGATTAATTCGTTTTTCTTTTTTAATGATTCTTCCGCTGTTTTTTCTGCTTTTTCTGTTTTTTCTGCTGCTTTTTCAGCATCTAAATCAATTTTGTTTTGCAGTTTTTCTTGTCTTGCTGAAGATTCTTTTTCAATATCTGCTCTTTTTGATTGAGATTTTACATATTTTTCAACATCCGCATCATCCAATATTCCTTTTTCTTTAAGGTAGTTTACATAAAATTCACCTTCTTTTTTAAGTCGCTCAACTTCCTCACGACCCATTTTTGCTTTCTTAATAATTGCTGCGTTTGTTTGAGCTATATCTGCATCAACTTGCTTGCTTTTTATCTCAAAAATACTATTATCAATATCCTGTGCTTCTTTCGCTAATTTTATTCTTTCCTGTTCTGATAAGCTTCTATTTTTAGATTGAACCAATAATTTAGCGTATTGAGCTTCAAGTTTTGATATAGTAACTGTGCTAATTAGCGTTAAATCCTCCAAATCTTGCTGTGCTTCTTTCAACTTAGCCGCTTGTACGGCTGCCACTGCCATGCTTCCGGCTAACTGCTTAAATGAATCTATCGGGTTTGCAATAATAGTTCCCAGTTTACTCATTAAATCACCAACCGATTTAATTCCATCAACGAATTTTAATATCGTAGTTTTTACCACATCAATAGCGGCACCAAATGCAGCGAAAACCTGCTGCGTTTTATCTACTACCGGATCAATCTTACTCAACCATGCAACAAGTAAACCGATTGCAATTACCAATAATCCTATACCAGTAGATGCGATTGCCACTTTTACTACATTCATTGCACCGGCAAAACCAGTCGCACCACCACTGGCAGCCGTTAATCCGCCACGAATAGCAACTAAACTTCCTTGCATTCCTTGCAATGAGCCTATTATATTACCGAATGTACCACCGAATATTCCCATGCTTTTACCAGCTTCCAATATTGACTGTGTGTAGTTACCAACATTCCTTCTATTGTCACCGGTTGCGGCTTCCTCTGCCTTAATTCTTTCCGTTAAAAGCAGTTTTGCTTCAGCATATTTCTTGGCAGCTTCCGTGTTTTCACCATTCAATTTTGCTTCATTCGACCATAATACAGAAATAGCAGCCAATTGGTTGCGCGCTTCTTTTATTGTCAGATTATTGACGTTTTGCGTATCTGTGTACTTAGCCAACACTAATTCATTTTCGCGCAACTGTGTGGATGCATTTTTTAACTGTGCATTCAGAATACTTATTTCCTTTGCATTTTCTGCCGGTTCTTTTTTCAGCAGCTTCAGTTCCTCTTTCAGTTTTTCAACCGATGTTCTGGCATCCGTTGTATTTTTCACCAATTGATTCACATCTATGTCAAGCTCCAGTAGTTTTATTTTTTCTGCCATTAGTTGATTTTTATGAGTTCACAATCTGACAGCTTGCCAGGTAAAAAATTATTGACTTTGTTTAAGTAGAAGTATGATTGATATTGTTCCAAATAGATAATCTTGAACATGTCTAGAAAATATATATCAATAGGTGTCAACCAGAATTGAACTATTTTTTTAACCGGTTTTTGTATGATTTTTATATATTCCTGATAATATAAATCTGTTAATTCTTGCCAATGATAATCTTTAAATTGTGCTACTGCCTGGTTTTCATTGAACTCAAAGGTCAAATAAATATTTCCATTTCCTACAGTATAATAATCAACATTATGGATAACCTTTCTAGCAATAATTAATTTATTGTTTTCGTTTAATTTATATATTGGTGGTAATGTTTCATTAGATTCTGAATTATTATAAGCATGAACTGAAGCTATTTTTTGCCAATTATCATAAAACAAATAGTCACCAGCTGCTTGTATAATGCTGTCAATTAAGGGTGCTTCGTCTTGTAGATTATCAATATCAATATTTATTTCTTTATCAGCGTAGGCTGTTCCTAATTTATCGTTTTCGCTATATTGATACTTAAAATAATTTTTCTTGCCTGTGTTACCTATGCTATACGTTTCTGATTTCTCTCGACTTAGCTTTTTTGTGTAATCTAATTTGCCTGCAGTTCCTTTTATTAATTCGTTTATTGTTATGAAAGAATATGTACCGTTGTTGTTAATCTTATAAATCATACCGTATTGCTGCATGATGGCTTTTAAGAAATCCAACTGTTTAATTTTTGGCAATATTTTTGAAAATTCAATTGTTGAACCATACTGAATAACCTCTCTACTGGTTTGCATGACAGTAATAATAAAGTAACCAATTCTCACAGCTATTGCGTAATTCGTAAATATGTTGTCTAATTCATAATAAAATTCAACTTCATCATTTTTTGCAACAAGAATATTAGTTGTTAACTCAAAATTATACGTCGTATAAAATGCATTTGCAATATTAACAGCATAGCTTTCTGTTTGTCTTAACACACCATTTACATAAATCTTAAATCTTACGAATTCAATTGCCTCAATTCCCATATTTGCTTTCATCGTAAATTGATAATTTCCACTTTCTGCAACAGTATATTTATCTGTTGATATGTTGAAATTTGCTGAAGCAATGGTTAATGTTCCGATATCAATTTTCTGCAAAACAGGAGATATTGGCGGTGTTGCGAATAACCACTGCAAGTATGGCGGAGTGTAATTTGTATTACCTTGAAACTTATCGAAAGGTGTTGTTACATCCTTCGTGTAATCTCTTCCAGCGAATACAATCTCTTCAGTAAACAACGGTTCACTAAAAATATCTCCTTCATATTCTAAGGATGCTTCACTAAATATTCTATCCCAAATCGTTTTAACGTACACCCATGGGAACTGTTTTCCTAAATCAATTCTAATTGATCCACTCGGCGTTGCATTAGTATAGTATGTTAGTCTTCCATCAAGAGTTTCTGCCAATGCATAAATAAAACCTTCAGTATTTGTCCAAGAGTTCTTCCAATTGGTATAATTGAAAACATGTTCTAAATCTGACCAATCCAATTCAGTAATGTATTTATTATTTATTTTACTGAACAAATCATAATTGCCGGCATAGATAATATACTCATAATGTTCACCTGGTAATGTTTCTGTTAGTATTGCAATTCCAAAATTTGTAATTGTTATACCGTTCATAATGATTCTAGCAGTTGACCACTTATAAGGTCTCGTTGAATTATTGCCTGGTAAATTTAAATGTTCTGCAATAATTTTATTTTTCGGAGTCCAAGGTGCTAAAAAACGGTTTGTATAATCTGCTTGTCGTCTTTGTATTTCTGCAATATCATTTATTTGTTTAGTTAATGCTACTACAGTTGACGGACTAAGGTCAAGCATTAGGTCAGCAATATATACTTCTACATCATTCATAGCGACTGTGTGTATTGAGCAGGTAAAACAAATAAAAATGATATGTCAAAAATATTTTTCTTATTATCTCTTAAATCGTCTTTAAAATCATCTAGCGATATTTCTATCCAGCTATAAGATAAAGCCATTGTTCCTTTTGGTTCGTTGTACAGATACACTATTGGTGAACTGGCAATCTCAACTACTTTAATATAGTCATCTGTATTTAAG